TGGGGTAAAGGCATACCGTCGCAAGAACCCCGGCAGCAAGTTGCAAACGGCCGTGACGGAAGACAGCCCGACTGGCAAGCGCGCTGCGCGGAGGAAGAGTTATTGTGCGCGGTCTGCGGGTCAAATGAAGGATTTTCCGGAGGCGGCCAAGGACCCAAACAGCAGGCTTCGTCAGGCGCGACGGAGGTGGAAGTGCTGACTGCGCTTTACATCGACGAGGAGCGGAAGATTTGCGACGAGATCCGCGCTTGGTCGGCCTATGCTCTTGAGGTGCCGAACCCGTACTTTGCTGGGCTTCCTGCGTGCCCGTATGCACGATCCGCGTGGCAGAACGACCGTGTCGCCATTGTGTTCAAGTACGGCGGGAACCAAGCGTTGTATTCTGTTCTGGCGGCGTTTGATGACAGTTTCGACCTCGTTATTGTCGTCAACCACCACGAGCGTCAGGAGCCTGACGTCTACCACGAGTATCTTGACCAACTGAACATCGCGATTTCTGAGGGTGTTTTTGGTCATCGCGACTTGTGGGTCATGGGTTTTCATCCGGACGATGGCCGGAATGAACTTGTGGACGACGGCACGTTTGAGCCTGTAACGGACACGCGCTACTCCATGATCTTTGTCCAACGCCTGTCAAAGATACAGGAAGCGGCAGACAAGTTGAAAGAACTGGGCTATTATGACCAGTATCTCGAAGAGTATGATGCCGCGGAACTCTTCGAAAAGCGGGCGGCATTTTACAGGAGACTGAGAAATGGCAATGAGTCCTCGTAAGAAGATGGCTATGGGCGGCGACATGGTCAAGAAAAAACCCATGAAGATGCGCGGCGGCGGCATGGCGATGAAGATGCGCGGCGGCGGCATGGTCAACAAGATGCGCGGCGGCGGCATGGCGAAGAAGGAGAAAATGTGATGGCTACTAAAAAGGACTTGGACGCCTTCCTGAAGAAGAAACGGAAGAAGGTAAACGCCATTTCACGCGGCCGCGCGGCAAAGGGCGCTCGTGAAATGCTTGAACAGAAGAAGGTTCGGCAAAGCTCCGAGGCGCAAACGCGCTTTCAGGGTGAAGAGCATGAGAAAGAGATTCGGTCGCGACCGGTGCCGATCCCCCCGCCTCGCCCGGCCCGCTCTGTCCCTATCCCCCCGCCTCGCCCGGCCAAAATGGCCAAAGGCGGTACTGCCAAGAAGGACAAGAAGTAATGGCAAAGGATGCGTGCTACCAAAAGGTCAAGGCGCGTTACAAGGTCTTCCCCTCGGCGTACGCATCCGGCGCCATTGCCAAGTGCCGCAAGGTCGGGGCATCCAATTGGGGCGTTTCGCAGGGTCCGCGCAAGCGCCCTGTTTTGAAAAAGGCTCAGGGCGGTGCAATTGCTCGCGGTTGTGGTCAGGTTCTGGAAGAACGTCGGAAGGTTACGAAAGGCATCTGATGGCTGTTCGGAAGACAAAGGCCGGGGCAAACCTCAAGCGTTGGTTCAACGAAAAGTGGACTGATGTTCGGACGGGTAAGCCCTGCGGCAGACAGGAAGGGGAGTCTCGTGGCACCCCTTACTGTCGGCCGTCTCGTCGTGTAAGTTCCGAGACGCCTAAGACGTCATCTGAAATGACCGTTTCAGAGAAGAAAAGCCGGATTGCGCAGAAAAAAGCACTGGGGCAACCGGCGGGATCTCCACGGCGTGTTGAGTCGTTGCGGAGGAAGAAATGACCGTATCCGGAACAAAAACCTTCGAACTCGACGTGACCGAGTACATCGAAGAAGCCTACGAGCGTTGTGGCTTGGAGGCGCGGACCGGGTATGATCTTCGGACGGCCAAACGGTCGTTGAACCTGATGCTGAACGAGTGGGCTAATAGGGGCATCAACCGTTGGACGATTGCGCAGACGACGCAAGTCGTCACTACCGGGGTGGCATCGTACAGTCTTGGTGCGGATACCATCGACATCCTGTCCGCCGTTGTTCGCAGCAGTGGGACAGATTACTCTTTGGACAGGATCAGCCGGGATGATTTCCTGACCATCCCGGACAAGTCGATGCAAGCGCGCGTCATGCAGTTCTACGTTGACCGCCAGATTACGCCTACACTCAAGGTGTGGCCGACGCCCGATAACAGCACGGACACCATCATCTTTGACCGCCTCGTGCGTATGGATGACGCTGCGGCGCAGACCAACACGCTGCAAATCCCCTTCAGGTTCTACCCTGCGCTGGCCGCCGGTCTGGCCTATTACATCTCGCTCAAGAAGGCCCCTGCCCGCACCGAAGTGCTCAAGATCCTCTATGAAGAAGAGATGGCTCGCGCGATGGAGGAAGATCGCGACCGCGCGTCGTTCATCATCCAGCCGAGTGTCGCTTATAGCAGGGGCATGTGATGGGCAAGTTCGCGTCTGGCAAATATGCTTACGGCATCTCGGATCGGTCCGGCTTCCGTTACAGGCTGAACCGGATGAAGAAGGAGTGGACGGGCTTTCTTGTTGGTCCTGACGAGTATGATCCGAAGCACCCGCAGCTTGAGCCGCGGCGCCGGGTTTCCGACCCGCAGGCGCTGAAGGACGCGCGGCCTGACGTGACGGAGCCGTTGTTTGTCTTTGTGGGCGTTCCTCTGGTTGAAGACCCTAATCTCGGGCCTGTTTGGGGCGTGGGCCTTGTCGGCTCCGTTACGGTGAGGACGACATGAGCTTTACCTACGCGCAACTGAAGCAGGCGATTCAGGACTACACGCAGAACACGGAGACGACCTTCGTGAACAATCTGCCTGTGTTCATCCGCATTGCGGAAGAGCGCATCTTGAAGAGCGTGCAGTTGAGCCTGTTCCAGAAGAATGCCACGGCCAATGCCACGGCGTCAAACAAGTATCTCGCCTGTCCGCCCGACTTCCTTGCGCCGTATGCTCTCAGCTTTGAGGTCACGGGTTCGAAGACGTTTGTCGAGTTCAAGGACGCAAACTTCGTTCAGAGCTACAACCCGAATGGTTCGACGACTGGACTTCCTAAGTACTATGCCCAATTCGACGTCGACAACTTCATTCTGGCTCCGACGCCTGCATCGAACTATGTAATGGAGTTGCATTACCTGTATCGCCCGGCCAGTCTGACTGCGGGTGCGGAGGGTGGCACAACTTGGCTCAGTGAGAACGCCGAGTTGACGCTGCTGTACGGTTCGCTTGTCGAAGCCTATATCTTTATGAAAGGTGAGCAGGACATCATGGCGACGTACAATCAACGTTTCCAAGAATCGCTTATTGGCATCAAACTGCTCGGGGAAGCAAAAGAGCCCACCGATCAATATCGGACGGGCATGGTGGTGAGGCCAAAACAATGATGCCCGGAGCGTCAATGGAACTGCCGCGCTATGCGCAACTGGTGACGGTCAACACGACCTCGAACCGTGGTTTCACGCCCGAGGAGTTGGCGGCGAAATGCGCGGACAAGATCGTGTCTGTGTCGGATGACGCGCCTGCGCCGATTCGGGATCAGGCGCACGCTTTCAAGAAGCGCGTAGAGCAGGTGGTTCTAATCTATCTGAAGCAAGCGGTTCACAGTGACCGGACAACTGTGTATAATGCACTGAACGATGCGGGCCATCCGGGGCTTGCTGATCTGGTAAGGAGGCTCTGACGTGGCGTTCACCGGCAACTTCATGTGTACGTCCTTCAAGAAGGAACTTCTTGAGGGTATCCACGACTTCCGCAACTCCGGCGGAGACACCTTCAAACTCGCGCTTTACGACAACAGCGCCTCGTTTACGGCTGCGACGACGGCGTACACGGCGACCAACGAGGTCGGGAACTCTGGTTCGTATTCGGCTGGCGGCGGCACGCTGACACGGGTCGACCCGACGACGAGCGGCACGACGGCGTTCACTGACTTCGCCGATCTGACGTTCACGTCAGCGACGATCACCGCGTTTGGCGCGCTGATCTACAACGACACAGCGGCGGGCGATCCTTCGGTTGTTGTGCTCGACTTCGGCGGTGCCAAGACCTCGACCGCCGGGGACTTTGAGATTGTGTTCCCTGCGGCGGCAGCTTCCACGGCCATCGTCCGGATTGCCTAAACCATGACAGACATCACCGTCCCCTTTACCGGCTGGGGCCGCGCGGGGTTCGGTGAACTAGCGTGGGGCGAGGGCAGTGTTGCGGTCGGTTTCGCCACGGGCGAGGTCGGCTCTGTCACTGTCAACGAGGGCACGGGGGTCTCGGTCAGCGTCACGGGCGTTGAAGGGACGGGCGAGGTTGGCACTGCCGTAGTCGTC